ATCTTTCTAACTATCTTGTAGTTGGACTTAATGGAGATCCTTGGCTGACACGTAAGAAGGGTCAGTACTTCCAGTGCTGGACTGAGAGAGCAGATATAGTACGTCATCTTGATATGGTTGATGCTGTTATATCATATGATGATAGTGATGGTTCATCTTGTGAGGGTATTGCCAAGTGTTTAGATATTGCAGAAACAGTTATCTTCTGTAATGGTGGTGATAGGGGTAAGGATAATATTCCAGAACTTGCTAAGTATGGTGATGATCCTAGAGTTAAGTTTGAGTTTGGTATTGGTGGCAATGATAAAATGAATAGTAGTTCATGGATACTACATGGGTATTTTGAACGTCAACGTAAATTATTAGGAATTTAATATTTGAAGACTTGTTTATAATTGGTAAAAGTAGTATAATGGATGTATCAAATATATTATGAATCAATTTGAATATCTTTGTAACCCATCCCGATCCACATGTATCAGCAAAAGTATTGCCTGATAAGCATGTGGTCAAGATGCCCTTAGAGACATGTCAGATGCTCTCTATAGTCTTCTCACACTGGTATTATAATTGGGGTGATGATTTAGTTAAGAAGAAAGATGGAACCCCATACTCAGTCAAGAAAGGTGCATTCAGGAATCATCCTTGCACTCAATGGGCTGCTGCAAGTATATACAATACCGCATGGTTAATTCAGCACGGTTGTGCTTTGTCTGGTGAGTACACACATCGCTATGGAAAAATTCATGGATGTGCTAATGCATTGTTTGAAGCAAAGAAAACATTCCATAAATTTGCAAATGAGGTAATTACATGCTATTGTATGGTGGAGTCCTTTACTCGTGCGATGCCTGATGAGTATAAACATGACACAAGCATTGACACTCTTACTGCTTACAAAAATTACATTGGCAGCAAACCTTGGGTTGCATCTAATTATCTACGTGACCCATCCAGAAAACCAAATTGGTTATCATAAATTATGACTTCAGTTTTTGAACTACAACTCGCAAGAGATTTTTTATTCAGTGCATGTCCACCTGTGTATACTTTACCTGGTACATGGTCTAAATGCAATGCTTTGATTCCTCACTATAATGCAGATACAACACTTACATTTGCCATTTCGGTTACTGTTGTGGTATTATTGGGAGTATGTTATGGTGTCTACAGATCATTCTTTGGTAACAAAGATTTAACTGATCCGTGGGACGATCATGATGATTAAGTTATGGAGGATATGGAAGTATGCGTTGGGCAGCTTCGATGATACGAGAACTAAACGCTACGACAATCACATTGTTCTGGTACGTTCTCTTATTTTCCTTTCTTATCTCATTACCAACTGTTTTATTATTAGCGGAGTAATCCGTCATTGGAATTAATCATGAGTGACTTCATCTGGGTTGAAAAATACAGACCCAAAACAATTGAAGAATGTATTCTCCCAGAGAATATAAAGAAAACCTTTAAGGATTTTCTAAATACAGGTGAGATACCTAATATGCTTCTTGCTGGCCCTCCTGGTGTCGGTAAGACTACGGTAGCAAAAGCACTATGTAACGAATTAGGAGTAGACTTTTATGTCATCAACGGATCCGATGAAGGAAGATTCCTCGATACAGTCAGAAACAACGCAAGAAACTTCGCATCAACAGTATCTTTATCATCTGAGGCAAAGCATAAGGTCATTATCATTGATGAGGCCGATAACACAGGAAACGACGTACAACTTCTCCTCAGGGCCTTTATCGAAGAATTTGCCAATAACTGCAGATTCATCTTCACCTGTAACTACAAGAATAAAATACTCGAACCACTCCACTCAAGGTGTGCTGTGGTTGAGTTCGGCATCAAAGGTAAAGAGAAGCAACAAATCGCAGGACAGTTCTTCAAGAGAATCATTACTATCTTGGATAGAGAAAAGGTTGGATACGATAAGAAAGTCCTAGCAGAATTAATTAATAAGCATTTTCCAGATTGGAGAAGAGTTTTGAATGAGTGTCAAAGATACTCAGTTAGTGGTACAATAGATAGTGGTATACTTGCAACATTCTCTGAGATAAATGTAAATGATGTTATTACGAACCTTAAGACGAAAAACTTTCCTGAAGTACGTAAGTGGGTCAACAGTAATCTGGACAATGATTCTACTGTACTTCTTAGGCGTGTTTATGATGCTCTTTACGAAGTACTGGATGGTCCCAGTATCGCTGCTTGCGTTCTTATTGTATCTAAGTATCAGTACCAGTCTGCTTTTGTGGCGGATCAGGAAATAAACCTATTAGCAGCATTAACCGAAATCATGGTGGAGTGTACCTTTAAATGACATTATCAAGACCAGTAGAAGAATCACTAAGAGCAGCTCAAGAACATTTGAGAGATGCACTAGCATTTGCAGCTCGTAGTGAACAACCTTTTATAAGTAAGCATATTGCTTCCTTTCTAGCAGACATTGAGAATCTTATCGATGCTCAAGAGATGATGGAAAAAATAAGAGATGGACTCACTAAAAAGGAGGAAGAAGAATGATCTTTGGTAATTCATATATAATCCCTCATGGAAATCTAACTCCTGATCAGGGATTTATTTTTTTCTTTGGTCTAGTTCTTTTTAGTTTAGTTGTTTATGGAATTTACCTCACATTTGGTTCTGGTAAAAACGAACTAAGAGATAGTATTGACGAACATGCTAAAATGCATGAACTAGGCATCGCACATGGTCATGGCGGTAACAAGGACGCATATGAAATGTCTGGTAAATTTGAAAACAATGTAGAAAACTCTACACACTTACATAATGACGATCAATCAAGTTCCACCTGATGTTGCTATCTGGGCAGCTGATGAATTTATTAATTACTTTGAGAATTTCTCTAGTATTGAGGACTATCTTCGATATGCTAAGAAAGAAGTTATTGGTAAGATAAACAACTTCTCATCTATAGATCCTGACTATTCATTGAAGAGTGAGTTTTTCAATGAAGATATCCATCCTGAAGAGATGGATTTTGAAATTAAATTTGTTGGTGAGAGATTTCAAAATGGTCTCCCACAAGAATACTATGTTAATCTTTTGACAGCAACATCTTCTGCTGTTATTGAGAAGAACATACCTGGTAGAGAGTTACGTTGGATTGTATTTGAAAAGAATACTAAGAAGATTATAGGGTTTATAAGATTTGGTTCCCCTACTATTAATTCTAAACCTAGAAATTTATGGTTAGGTAAAGCACCTGATCTTTCTTTATTCAATCGACATGCTTGTATGGGATTTGCAATAGTTCCATCTCAACCTTTTGGATATAATTTTCTTGGTGGTAAGTTACTTGCATTGATGTGTGTTTCTCATTTTGCAAGAGAGACTTTGAATAAAGTATTTGAGAAAGATATTGGATTTTTTGAAACTACTTCTCTTTATGGATCTACAACATCTGCATCTCAGTATGATGGACTGAAACCTTTTATAAGGTATAAGGGATTGACTGATAGTAAGTTTCTTCCATTACTCCACAATACAGCATTTCATCGTCTTCATGATGAGTTTACTAAGTGGAATAATAATGAACCTTTAACTGAGAATAGAGCTTCATCTAAGAAGATGAAGAGACAGACAAAGATGATATCTATTATTAGGAATTCATTAGATGATGAAGATAAACTTAAAAGATTTAATGAAGTAATAGAGATGGCATTTAATCTTACTCAGAGAAAAAGATCTTATAGTTCTGATTATGGATATGGGAATGTTCGTGAAGTTCTTCTTGGTGAGCAGGATACTTTAGTTCCTGGTCAGAATTGGGATAAGTTTTATCTTGAGAATATTATTAGTTGGTGGAAGAAGAAAGCAGGTAAGAGATATGAGAAGTTAAAGAAAGAAGATCGTTTTAGAGATAAGGTCGAACTCTGGACAGAGGATGATGATATTCAGATTATACGATGAGTACATTTGAACTCATTGTTATTCCAATTTTATTCCTTGAGGAGTTTGTCAAGAGAACTTTGATAGGAATATATTATATCTGGCAAAAATTTGACTACTGGAACTTTAATCGCAACTTACCAAAATGACTGAATTGAAAGATTGGTTAAATTCAATTAACCAAAACAAAAAAAATCTTTATGAAGAGGATCCAGATATTAAGTATCCTGCATACATTGTTAACCGTTGTATGTCAGGACATTTGGACACAGTTTTGTTTGCAAATGAGATGAATCTTAATCATCATCTTCCTCTTGATATGCAATATTCGTTTTTTCTAAATAGTGTGAGGAAGCGAAAGAGGTTCTCTCCTTGGCTCCGCAAAGATGAGATTAAAGATCTTGACTTGGTGAAACGTTATTATGGATATAGTAACGAAAAGGCAAAACAGGCTCTAAGAATCCTAACCAACGAACAACTTAATTTTATAAAATCTAAATTTGAAACTGGAGGAACAAAATGATTGCCGAGCCCGAGGTTAAGTGGTCTGCTGACCAAATGATCGAAGTTACATTAAATGAACCTGATGACTTCTTAAAGGTACGAGAAACCCTTACACGCATTGGAGTTGCTTCTCGAAAAGAGAAAAAAATATATCAATCTTGCCATATTCTTCACAAGCAAGGAAGATATTTCATTGTACATTTTAAAGAACTGTTTGCACTAGATGGCAAACATGCAAATCTTACTCAAAATGATGTACAACGTAGAAACAGAATTATTCAATTACTCTCTGATTGGGGATTGATAACAGTTTTAAGTCCAGACAATATTACCGATATTGCTCCATTGAACCAGATTAAAGTTCTGGCATATAAGGAGAAGGGTGAATGGATCCTGGAAACAAAATATAATATCGGAAAGAAGAAAAAACCAGAAGAAGCACAATAAATACATTGAATTGTATAAAATCTAATGGCAACTATAACTCTTAAGTCAGCTGAAGGGGAAGTTAATACCTTTGAGTGTGATGAGGATACTACTATCCTAGAAGCATTAGAAGAAGCAGGTTTAGACCATAATTATTCTTGTCGTGCAGGATCTTGTTCTTCATGTTGTATGAAGATTTTAGAAGGAACATTAAATCAGGAAGAT